AGACGTTCTTCCAAAAGGTCTCGACCTCGATCTCCCACTGGGCGAGCGATACGGCAGGGGCAGGAGCCACCGCCGCGTCAGCGCCGCCCTCGTCCGGGGTAATGGGTGCTTCGACTGCAGGTGCGGCAGCAACGGTGAGATCAGCGCCGCCTTCGTCTGGGGTGATGTCGGCCATAGGGCCTCCTAGTTTTCGCCTGCGAGGATGGTGATGGGGACGATGGCAATACCGAACTGGCCCTGGTTTCCTTCAAAGACCTCGATCTTCCCGGTGTTGAAGACGCTGTAGGCCAGCCCACCGAGGGTCTGCCGGGTGCCCGGGGGGCCGACGGCGGTGATGGAGGCCCGCACCTGGTCGATGAGCCCGTTCAGGGCCACCGTGGGCACGACATTCGGATCAGATCCGGTGTTGACGTAGAGCAGGACCTCCACCGGGATCGTGAAGACCGTCCCCGTGCCATCGCCGGGGCAGAGCGTGTCAATGTCGAGCTGGTTGAGCATCAGGGCAGGGAACTGCCCATCGGCCAGGGATTGGGGCACGACGGGGCGGCGGCTGCTGTAGTTGATGCCCGAGATGGCCGCCAACTTGGCGAACAGGGCGGCGTAGATGGGCTCCAGGGCGATCATTCGGCACCCGCCTTGGTCACGGACGCCCGGAGGTCCGCCACGATGTCAGCCTGGAGATCCTTTAGGCTGGAACGCAGGAAGGAACGCTCGGGCAGGTTCATTTTCATCTTGTGGGCACCGACCGTGATCTCGCGCGGTTCCTTGACGGGCCGCCCCCAGGCCACCTTCATCATGCGGAGGTGAGCCGGGACATTCACCACGTCGTGGCACCCGAACTCGTGGGCGGCGGCGTAGCGGAGCTTGATGCCCACCGTGCCGACGACCAGGTAGAACGAGGACTCGAACCTGGAATTGATGGCCCGACGCAGGGTGCCTGTTCGGTTCTTGAGGACTTCCCCGCTGACCTTTTGTTTCGCGCGCGCTAGAACCTTTAGGGTGCTGCGCTTGATGGAAGAAGTGGCGGCCGCGGTCACTTTCTGCCCCATGCCGCGAAGGTTCGCCACCACAGCGGTGTCCCCGATGAACCGCACGTCGAGGCTCATAGGGCCACCACGGTCTTGTACTGCTGCATGACGGTCTTGGTGCCAGGGGTGAAGTCGGCAGAGCTGAAACTGATGTGCTCCGGGCCCATGCCGGTGCCGGTCTGGCCGATGTGTGACTTGGCCCGGTACTGATAGGCTGCCTGCTCGATGCAGGCCTGGGCCAGGTCGAAGGGGACTGTGGTGAAGCCCCCGGTGTAGGTCACGTCGACATTCTGCCGGCCCCGGGCGAAGACATCCCCAATCATGTAGACCTTCCAGCCGTCGAACACGAACCCCGCCTGGATCCCGTCCGGAGACGGAAGCACCGCCTGGTTGAACACGGCCACGCTGGCGACCGCCGTCACGGGCCGGTTGGACAGGACGAGCGAGTCGGTCCCCGTGCCATCCCGGGTCTCGGTGTACGAGGCTGACGGGATGGTGCGGTTCATCCAGTTCTGCATGCAGACGCTGACCGAGGTCAGCAGGCGTTGGAGGATGCCATCGTCCGTGGTGTTGGAGATGTTCAACCAGGCCTTGAGATCAGCCAGCATGCAGAGGTCGCGGGGATCGGCGGACATGAGCTACTCGGCGGCGACGTAGCCGAATGACTCGGTGAGGATTGCCGCATGGGCCGCGCTGGCTTCGAGGAAGCCGTCACTGGTGACGGTGTACTCGACGCCTTCCACGGAGCAGGAGGTGGCGTTGTCCGGCGCGAGGAGGATGACGTTGCCCTCGGCGGCCTTGGGGATGCTGTTCTTGTCTTTCGCCATGGTGGCTCCAGGTGAGAACCCAGCGCAGGGCCGGTTAAGGCCCCGCGCTAAGTGTTTATAAATCAGCCGTTCCCGATATTGGTGATGACGCCCATGGCGAAGGGGGCGTAGACGGCGAGCCCCTCCTCGACGTAGACGCCGGTGTCCCGGGTGCGGGTGATCTGCGCCCAGAAGGTCTGGCGCCAGTCGGCCCGGACGTGCATCTCGGCCACGTTCGGCACTTCGTTGCTCTGGTACTGGGCAGGGAGGTTCTCGCAGTAGGCGAGGATGGTGCCCGCGGGCATGTTGGGGTGCAGCACGATGGGGATCACCGGCGTGCTGAAGAGCGTGAAGGGGTTGAAGTACCCCGTCACGACGCCATTGGCGATCACCGCGTAGGGGTCGCGCTGGTTGGCGGCGAAGATCGGGCTGGTGGAGCTGTTCATCACCTTGTTGGTGATGTTCTGGAGCTCCTGGCTGTTGACGTAGATGACCGTGGGGCTGACGCGGTAGTTGTCCCACATCGACTTCAGCATCACGTCGATCTCGGTCACGTTCCGGCGGCCACCGGCCGTCAGAGGGGTGCCGGTCCCGGCCACGCCGGCCGCCATGGTCTTGACGTAGGCGCCGTTGCTGCCCTTGAGGGCGGTGGTGAGCAGCCCGTCGAAGGCCAGCGTGGAGTTGAGGCTGGCGTCGATGGTGACGGCAGACTGTGCCTGGCCCGTTCCGGCGAGGGCGGTGGTGAACTCGAGGCTGGGCAGCGTGGTGATCGCTTCGAGCTTGGCGGCGCCGGAGGCACCGAGATACCAGGCATAGGCGACCGCGCCGGCGATGGGCGTGACGCTGGCGAAAAGGTGCTGGCCCAGGGTGATCGCCTGGTTGGCAACGGCGGACTTCATGGAACTGCCACCGTTGACGGTGTAGGTCGTGCCGTCCGCACTGGTCACGGTCTGGGCCTGCACGACGCCATTGGCGAGGGAGGCGGCCAGGTAGCCTTCCAGGGTGAGCGCGACGCAGAGCACGTCATAGGTCAACGTGGGGAGCGTGGCGCCGGTGCCGGAAGCGGAGGTGGTGACGGTGCCGACGGTGCCCAGGGCCAGGGTGGCATTGCCGCCCAGGATGGCGTATTCCTCCATCATCAGGGCCTGCTGGAGCAGCCGCATGGACATCGTAGACATCAGCTCCTCGAAGCCCTTGCCCGCGTTCAGCGCCTCTTCGGTGATGTTGTCTTCAGCCGAGAGGGTGACGTAGTTCGCGCTCTTGTTCGCGGTCGTGTAGCTGATGCGCCCACCACGCTTGCCTTCAGGCGTCCAGGGCATCTTCGACGCGCCGGAGAGGCCCGAAACCTGGCGCCAGTTCGTGGCGATACCGCCGCGGCCAGGCACGCGGGGCAGGGTCTTGCCGAGCAGCGTGATGGTGGGGTAGAGGTTCTTGGCGGGGGCCTGAAGGTCGTAGTTGACCAGGCCAGTGCTCGTGGTGATGGACTTGTGCAGCCCACCGGACTCGCCACCATTCAGTGCCTTGGTGAGGAGGTCCATCGTCTCTTGAGAGAGGTTCATTTTGGTCTCCGGGAGGGTTCGATCCCTCAAAGGAGGTTTATGGGGATGAGCGTCAGGCCTTGACCTGGACTCCGGAATGGATCAGTTGAATCAGTGCTTTGGCTTTCTCCGCCCCTTCGGGCATGGTTTCTATTTTCTTCACGGCCTCTTCCTGGTTGGCGTCTTCCCGTCGGTTGTCATCGCCCTTGCCGAGCACGACGCCCGGCAGGTCAGCGATGGCACTTCGAGGGGGTTCAGGCTGGGCCTCCAGTTCCAGCACGCGCTTGGTGAGGGTTTCGGTTTTGGTGGTGAGTTCAGTGATGGTGTCGTTGGCTTTGGCCAGTTCGTCCGTTAGGCCCTGGACCTTGGCAAGGTCGCCAGCAGGTTCTGCCTTCGAGGCATCACAGTCGGCGCCCATGGACGCGGCGTGGTCGTGGATGGCCTGCAGGTGGTCCTTGTCGGCAGCGGAGTGGCGGGCCCCCTTCTTGGCCAGGTCCCCGGTGGGGTCGGCCATGGCGAACGCGTCGTCCGGAACTTCCGGCAGGGCGGTCACCAGTTCGGCGGTTTCCTCTTCGGTCATCTGGGTCAGGATCGCGGCCCCGGCGGCGAGCCATGCCTTGAGTTTCGCGGGGACCGGGCTGGCATCACCCTCGCGGGCGGCCTCATTCACCTGGTCCTCGGTGAGCCACGCGATGGACTTCAGGGTCCAGGCGAGGTCCGCGACGTGGCCCATGCCCTTGGCGACGAAAGCCTTTTGGATGGTCGTTCCGTCGGCCTTGATCACGTCGAAGAACTTGGCGGTCTGGAGACAGGGCGAATCAACCAGGCTGATCTCGTTGGGATCGGCGGTGTAGCGCATGGCCCCAGTGGGCTCGTCCTTCCATTTCTTGCCGACGTAGTTGCCGCCGATGCTGAAGCCGGTATGGACGCCTTCGAGGACCTTCTCCCATTCGTTGTCGTCGATGATCTTGGTACCGATGTCGATGGCCTTCTCGGTGTCCTGGAAGTCGATCTGGATCACCTTCCCAGCGGCCACCTTGCCATGCATCGAGCGGATGTTGCCCAAGCTCTTGCCGTCGGTGGCCTCGGCGAAGCCAGCCGACCATTTCTGGAACAGGGGCTTGCTGGTCTCGTAGTCGAAGATTTCGTTGGATCTATCGACCACCTCCTCGGTAGCGCGGCCCCAGACCTCGCGGCGGGCTTCATCGACTTTCGTGAGTCGGAAAAAGGTCTTCATGACGATGCTCCTGTCGTGACGTGCCGCCATGCCGCCCCATCCCAGACAAGATCCGAGCCGACAGTGGTGTCGGTATAGCGGTCATTCTTCTTGGGGTTGGTTGGGCGCCCTGAAGTGGGGCCATGGCCGCCAAGGGCGCAGATGATCCAGCCGTTCGCGGCGAGGATGTTGGCCTCATTGTCATTGACGCTGATGGGCGTGCCAGCGGTGGTTGTGAACTTGCGGCCGAAGACTTCGATGGCGAACGGCCCGTTCGCGG